GGAACGCCTTCTTGATCGGGGTGAGAACATCCATCACGTTGTTGAACGCGATGGCGATACCCTTGATCAACTCGGTACGTCCGCCGAGAGCCTTCCAGTCACCGAGGACCTTGTTTCGAGCTTGCGCCGAGTTCTGGATGAACCCGCCAAGAACATTCGAGACGTTCGTGAAGAGCGTACGAGCTTCCTCGAAATCACCGAACAGGATTTGGAATGTCTGAGACCATCCTGAGCCCGCAGCTTCTTGAAGCGTGTTGATCAGCTGGGAAACGGTCTTGACCTTCGTAGCAGCTTCCTGTGCAGTCTTGCCCATCTTCATGATGGCCTTGATCTGCTGATCGGTATATCCGAGGGACTTCAGCTGCTGGGCATTCATGTCGCCCGTGAACTTCTGCAGCGTCGCAGTCAGAACCTCGGTAGTGAGCCAGCCCTCTTGGAGACTGTCTCGGAAGCTTCCGTTCTTCTTGATGATGTCATCGATATTCTTGCCCTGAACCCGGGCGGTCTCCTTCAGAGCTTCCTGGAAGACCTTACCGCCCATACCGGCGTTAACGACCGAGTTCCAGTCAATCAGGGTCGCCTTACCGGCGGCCATGGCCTGGGACAGCTGGTACATCGCCGAGGATGCCTGCTCGGAGGACGAGCCAGAAATAGCAGCCAGGTTGGCGATACCCTTGATGGCCGCGGTGGCCGGTTCGAGCTTGATACCGGCAGCCGTGAAGGTACCGATATTCCGAGCCATCTCCGAGAAGTTGTAGATCGTCTGGTCGGAGTAGTGGTTCAGCTCGCCAAGAGCTTTATTAACCTGCCCAAGGCCACTCTTGCCCTCAAGTCCAGTGTTAGCCAGAATTGTTTGGATCGAATTGAGGTTGGTCTCATATTCCTGGAGGCCGGCCTTGAGCGGTCCGAGAGCGAGAGAGTTAACCAATCTCGAGCCGACACTGACCGCGGTCGAGCCAATCGAAAGAAGTGCGCCGACGCCGATGGTCTTCAGCGCGCTGAATTTGGAACCGAGTCCGGAAACCCCATTTTGAAGGGGCGCAAGGTTCATCGAGCTCGTCTTTGCCTTGAGCTCGTCCAATCCGGATGTAGCACCCTTGAGCTCCAGACCCTTCTTCAGGTCTTGAAGCGACTTGAGGGTAGTGGCGACCCCCCGCTGGAAGTCAGAATTCTTGAACAGCATCTCGACAACTTTGGTGTCGATCGTGTTGCTCATTAGGAGGTCACCGCCTTCAGTACGTCTCGTGCGATCTCGTCAAATATCGGAGCCATCGCTGGGTTGATGTAATCTCGCCCCTGAACATACCCGCCAGTACCGGTTCCATAGCCGTATTGGAGCATGATGGCTACGGGAAATCCGCTCTCGACGTCTGTGTTGAGCCAAGTGATACGAGCATTACCTCGTCCACCCGAAACACGATATGTCCAGGAATGCGCTGCCAGACCGGATTCCACAGGAGTTGCCGCGGCTAGCGCTTTAACACCCTTCTCTCCTCCGGCCTCAAGAACTTTACGAATATCGAAGCGCTGCATACGACGAAGAGCGTCTTCGGTCTTCTTCAAGTCTCCTCGAGAGGTGAAGGATATGGGCATTCGAACTCCTAGGTGCCGGAGATGTCTGAGAAATCACCGGATCGAAGGATGAGGAGAGCGTTGATCTGTCGAGTCAGCGCCTGAATCTGGGTGTCGTTCTGCTCTACGGTCGGAGATTCGATCGCGAGAAAATCCCGATTCGGCTGAATGCCGGCAGAAACCCTCTCGAAGAGGATGGTCATGTTCTGGATGATCATGATGCTCGACAGTTGAGCAGCGAACTGTTCATCCATCTCAGCTTGCGTGATGTCGTCGGGAGCCGTGATCGTCCAGACACCATCCACAGGCCCTGACTTGGAGACCTCCGGATATGGATCCGGTGTCATCTCGCCTCGGTTGTTGTAGATGTTCCAAACCATGGCACCCAGATCAGGATCGAACGTGGTTGTCGTGGTAGTCATTCAATCCCCTATCGGATGCACAGGAAGATGAAAGATCCCGTTCCGCTTGTGGTTAGAGCACCTGCGGTACTGGCGTTCATGAATCTCGCCTTGAACGTGGTGGATGTGATGGTGTCGCAACCCCACAGAACCGCGAATCGGGTGCCCGGGTTTGCGCCCATACCGAAAATCATTCGAGGGGCCCAACCGAGGTTATGCGTGACTGTGACATAGCCACTGGCATCGGGAGTCGTGTCGTTGATGGTGATGTACGCCGCGTTGAAGCCGTCCAAAACCCGCTGCCACGGCATCGAAGTGGTGCCGAGCGTGTCGGTACCCTTGAAGCTCGTGGTGTAACGACAACCACCGTTGGTTGTGCCCTGCTGGACTCGGACGATGGCGCCGGCGAGCTCGGCGGAGCTGTCCGCATCGGTAGCTCTAGTCCATGCACCAGACGCAACGACGTAAATACCGTTGTTGGCCGAAGTGGTCTGGTTTTTGGCCAGAACTCGGTCTCCGACAGCGAGCGCCACACCATCGATCGTCTGGGTTCCTGTCAGGTTCAGGTTCGTGTTCGGGTCTGAAGCGCGAACCACGAATGCGGCATCGACACCGTTGGCACCAGGGTTTCCTGGGATGCCTTGAATACCCTGTGCACCTCGGACGTTTCCGACATCGTGCGGAGTACCATCGTTGCTTGTCAGAACCAGGTTGTCGCCAACCAGACTCGCGTCGACGATGGCGGCGTCTTCGATCGCTTGCGAACGTTCCGCAGAAAATACGTTGGCGGTGGCCATGTCTCCTCCTTACAGTGAGCTGATGGCGTAGGTGTTGGGGTCGATCTGAATGACGGAAGCGTAATCGATCGTCCAGGTTCCATCGCCGTTGTCGACGAGAATATCGTCTGGAGCATTGATCGTGTATGTTCCATCGCCGTTGTCGGTGACCTGAACCGTCGCGAAAGCCTCGAACAGATTCAGAATATCCAACTGCGATGGAAGCTGTGCTTCGGTGGCATCTGTCCCGTACAGCAGACTTTCGAGTTGTGTCAAAATATCCCCCGGGGTAAATCGGGAGTCCACAACGAAGTGTGCAGTCGGTTTGTAACCGTATCCGTACGAGGCCGGCGGAACCGCCTGAATATACCAGCTGAGCGGAGACAGATTCCCATCGCTGTTCCTGGTATTCCGGTTCCGATCAGCTGCAGCAGCCAGAGCGTTGTACACGATATGGAGCTTGTAGCCGGCGTCCTCGGTCAGATCGTTGTTGATCATCGTCCGGTAAGAAAATCCGAACTCTTTCCGACGCTGTTGAGTTGCGAACAGTCCTTGGTACAAGGACTTGGTCCCGTCACAAGCGTCGAATGCTTGGGGACTGGAGATTGCGGTGATGGTGGCTTCGTACTCCTCGGCGGTCATCGTAGCGCTGTACTTGATTCCGTCGAGGTAGTTTGCGTTGTGTTCGCCACCTGTGGGGGATTCAGAAACCGAGACAAGGCCGTTCCAGACGTAACCTACGTCATCGACGTACAAGACCCCACGATCTACGCCATCTTCGTACTGCCGTTCTCCTGGGGCACCCCACTTGAGTTGTGTCACGTCAAACCTCCTCTCAGCCTCTTGTGCCGTACTGCGCCCTTCTAGCGTTGTTGAGTTCACGCTGCTTTCGGGCGGCTTCTTGCTTGCTCATCTTCTTGGGGTTGTTCTTCTCGTTGGTGACCTTGATAAGCGTCAACAACTTGTTCAGATGCCAGTATTGAGCTTCGATCGGGATCTGCAGAGCAATCATCCAGTAGTAAATGACTTCAGCAGTGATCACTTCTCGAGAGCGACCCTTGCCGACGGCATTGACCCACGTAGCGGTGTTCTTTGCCTGGATGTACTCGACGATCGAATCGAAGTTCGCCTTTGAAAACCTCTGGAGAATTTCCCCCGGGGGGTTTTTGTCGACAATCATTGCCGAGATGTACCACAACGTCTCTTCTTCAGTTTTAGGAGTCTCGCTCAAGAACGGTTTCTCGAAGAATGACTCCCATTTTGACACGGAGACCAGAGAATGCTCGAGCCCCAATGCATAGGTCTCAGGAGGTACGAACTCATTCGTCTCCTCGTTGAAACCCTCAGGGGACATTGGAACCAGGAGGGTGAGCATTCTCTGGTCTCCTTTCGTGTGTCAGAAGTTGAACGTCCAGTCCGTGTCGGACGTCTCGGTGAAGCGGTAGTTGTCCGCCGGCATGGCGGTGACGACCTCGTCCTCGGTGATCG